TAGTGAGGTTTATAAGGGAATGGCTAGAGCATATGTTGGTGGAACTGATGATTATTATATGAATGATTTCACGGAAGCGTTTTGGAGTATTGAAAAAAATGGTGTAAAAGTATCAGATGATGTGTGTGATATATTTGATATGAGAGTAAAGAAACACATATCTAATGGAAAACTATATAGTAATTACAATTTATGGACAACAACAGGTCGTCCAAGTAATTCATTTGGTTCTGTGAACTTTGCAGCTCTACCACCTGAAAAGAGAAAGGCTATAATACCTGAAAATGATTATCTTGTGGAGTATGATTATGATGCATATCATTTAAGAATAATTGCATATTTAGTTGGATACCATACATTTGATGAAAATTCAGTTCACGAACACTTATCAAAATGGTATGAATGTTCTTATGAAGAATCAAAACAGAAATCATTTAAATTATTATATGGTGGAATTGATAAAGAAACACGAGAAAAAGTACCATTTTTTGATTTAACACATAAATTAATTAATGATAAATGGAAAGAAATAAATAAGAATAAATACATTTTAACTGATATTTATAGACGGAGAATAGTATTAGAAAATTATGAAGATTTAAATAGGAATAAACTTTTTAATTATTTAATTCAAGCTATTGAAACAGAATTAAATGTTAGTAAGATTTTATTAATTCAAGACTATTTATTAGATAAGAAGACAAAATTAGTTTTGTATGGATACGATAGTTTCTTATTTGACTTTTCTAAATCTGATGGAGTAGAAACTTTGAAAGAGATAAAAACGATATTAGAAACTAAAACTGATGTACCAGGTGATACAGAACCTTATTTTTATACTAAATCAAAAATGGGTTTAAACTATGGTGAAATGCAAGATATTACGGAAAGGTTATAAATGACACATATTTCAGAAATCATTGAAGATATATTAGTAGAATGGGCATATCGTGTTCACGATGGAATGCCTAATCCAAAAAACGCAGAACATATTCACAATCTTCGTGAATCAATGGAGGAGTTAAATTTACCAAATAAAGTTATTTATGAAGTCATTCAAAATTTAATTGAAGCGAAAGGTGATACATCAGCCACAACATTTTATCACGAAGTGATAACTGGTATAATTGTTGCTGGTGGAAAAGGTCCTTTTAAAACAGGTGAAGATGTACATAGATACTTTGCAGATGGAACTATAAAAGCTGTTCAAGGTTCAGGTGCTTCACCTACAGATGTGATGAAATTACCTCAAGCTAGATTTTTAGAAAAAGATTCAAAACCAAAATCTTCTATTGTATCAGATGCTATTAAAGTTGGTAAGTCAATAGTCAAAGAATTAGGTAAAGGTAGAGATGTAATGTGGACAGGTCCAACAAATGATACATCACGATTTGGAGCAGGTGATATCGGAGCTACTTTTTCTACTTATGGGGAAGTTGGTGTTTCTTTGAAAAAAGGAAAAGGACAATTAAAGAACTTGACCGTAAATACATTCTTTAAAGCTTTAGGTTTACCAAAAGTTAATTCAGCTTATTTCTTAAAGACATACAAGAAACATTGGGATGCTATGACAACTGATTGGGTAACTTTAGTTGCAAAAGATTTTGAGAGTAAACTAACAGTTAAACTAAAAGGTGGAAATAAAGATGAAGCTAGAAGTATATTCAGTAAACATGCTAAAAAAACTTGGGATGATTATCAAAAAGAAAATATAACAAAAAAAGAATTAGAAATTTTAAATACAGCTCTTGGAACTAAAATAAATAAAACAAAATTTAAAGACTTTTGTAGAAAGTTGTATAAATATACTGGTGAATGGAATGAAAAAAGAGATAAACATTTTGATAATATATTTAAAGAGTTTTCTGACAAATATGATGGCCAAATAAGAAATGGTTTACATAATTTATTTAAAAGACAATTGAGTGTTGGTGATACAAGTTTATTTTATGCAGCAAAAGGTGGAAAAGTATTTTGGTTTATACCAAGTGAAAAAGTATATAATAAAAATTTACCACCTGAAGCTTTTATTGCTAATTATGAAACAAAGGGTAGTGGTAGTGGATATGAATTTTTATTAGATGTTGGAGTTCAAACATCAAAAACAGGAATACCAATTGGTACTGTAAAAGTTATATTTAGATTTGCAACTGGCCAAATGAATGGTTTTCCTGTAACTAAATCAGATTACAATTTAATGGCTGACGATTGGTCTGATTTATTGGGGGCTTTTAAACAATAATGAAATCTCAACTACTATGTTCATTCACAACAAAAGATAATCTTGATGAAATAGTCAAGAAAATTACTGATGCATATAATATTGTGTTTAATAAAGTATATGTATTACAAAATGAAAACAATGTGAATGAATTAATATGTACTTATAATGTAGATACAGAAGGTGGTGTGGATTATAATAAAGTTGCAGGAACTATATCATTACATAGAAAGAAATATTCAAATACATTATATACAATAAATGCATTAAATGAATGCATAAAGAATTTAAACAATGGTGTTATGGACGCAAAGTTTATGGTGCCGTGGGAAAACTTTAAGAATATGTTACTTATAACAAATTCAGAAGGATTAAATAGAATAAATACGAGAATCTATAAGATAATAGATTTAGAAAAATAAAGAGGTTAAAAGGTTATGGCTAAAACAAAAAAATCAAAAAAATCAAAAAAAGAATCTACATTATATTATTTTTATTCACAAGGTTGTGGTTTCTGTAAAAGAATAGAACCTATGGTAGATAAGCTGAATAAAGATGGTTATGATATTTTAAAACTTGATTTGAAAGAAAAAGATAATAAAGGTTTAAAAAAAGAAATAGAAAAAAAATATGAGTTTAATTGTGGAACTCCATTATTAGTAGATGCTGATACAGGTTATAATGTATGTGGTTATAGAGAAGAAGATATTGTAAAAAAATGGGCAGATGGTGAAAAGATAGAACTACCTCCATCTCCAAATTCTCCTCCACCACCTCCCCCAAAAGATTATGAGAACAAAAAAGAAATAGAAATTTGGAAAGAGGCTTATACAAAATGGCGTGAAGAAAATAAACATGTCCCAACTATACCAGATACAGATGATATGCTTGGTCGTTTAAAAAAACGAAAAGAAATGCAACAAAATTCACCAGCTTATAATCCTAATCCAGAAGCTAGATTGACAAGATTAGAACAAAAAATGGATAAATTGATGAAACATCTCGGAGTAAAATGAGTTTCAAATTCAAACCAAAGGTTACAAAAGATAGAGAAGCAACCCAAGAAGAATTAGAGTGTATTGAAAAAACTGAACAGATGTTGGACAAGGAAAAAAAACTCCCACCGGCATCTCAGATGGCTCGAGATATAGCTAAAACTCATTGGAAGTCACTTAAATCTTGGTTAAGAGGTTCACAAACAATCACAACAACGGAAGAAGCTGAACGAAGATGGGAAATTTGTAAACAATGTCCTAAGCTTCTATATGACCAAACTAATCCAGATACCAACAAAAAAGATGGTAGATGTACAGAGTGTGGTTGTTTTATGAATGTAAAAGTTCATTATGCTGTTGCTGAATGTCCAATTAAAAAATGGGATAAACATTGTGGATGTCAATGTGATTGTAAACATGGTGAATGTTAAAACTTTTTTTAAAAAAAATAAAAAAAAGCTTGCTTTATATAACTTTTTTGTTATATATTATAGAGATAGAAAAAAATAGGTTATATGGTTCATAAAACCATAACTAATAAACGATAAATAATAAAACACAGGAGAAATACAAATGGATATAAATGCAATAAAATCCAAACTAGCAACCTTACAATCAACAACTTCCACAAGAGATAATTTTTGGAAACCTGAACCAGGTAAACAAGTTGTTCGTGTTGTTCCTTACAAACATAATAAAGATAACCCATTCATTGAGTTATTCTTTCATTATAACTTAGGTAATAATAAAACTTACCTATCACCAATGTCATTTGGTCGACCAGACCCAGTTGCTGAATTCGCTGACAAACTAAAATCAACAGGTAATAAAGACGAATGGATTCAAGGTAAAAGACTTGAACCTAAAATGAGAACTTTTGCACCAGTTGTAGTTCGTGGTAGAGAATCTGAAGGTGTTAAATTTTGGGGATTCGGTAAAACAGTATATCAAGAATTACTTGCTGTAATCGCTGACCCTGATTATGGTGACATTACAGATGCTACTAATGGTAGAGATATTGGTATTGAAAGACAGACTCCCGCAGAGGCTGGAAATCAATATGGTAAAACTACTGTAAGAGTTAAACCTAATCAGACTGCTATTACTGAAGATGCTGACTTACTAAAAGGTATCTTTGAAAATCAATCTGATTTAACAGAACTTTACACAGAACCAACTTATGATGAGTTGAAAGATGCTCTTCATAATTTTCTGAATCCTTCTGATGAAACTACAGAAACCACTACAACAAGTAATGGTACATCACAAAGTACAACTGAAAAAGTTGCAGCTAAAAGTGAAACTGCAAAAACAGCAGATGTATCAGATGCATTTGATGAGTTATTCAATAGTTAATCAATAATTAAATTGTTAATGAGTGGGATGCACATTTCACACAAGAAACTTTCCACGAGAATAAAAGTATTCTTAGCATCACTCTCTCACTCATAACATCATAGGAGAACGATATGTCAGAAAAAGACAAATTGGCTGGAATTATAGCCGATGAACTAAATAAACAATTCAAACATCAACAAGTTGCTTACTTTCTTGAAGAAGGTGGTAATCCTACTGATGTAACGGGTTGGATTTCAACTGGTTCAACGATGTTAGATTTAGCTATTTCAAATAGACCAAATGGTGGAGTTGCTGTAGGTAAAATCACCGAATTAAATGGTTTAGAAGGTAGTGGTAAATCTCTCATTGGTTCTCATCTATTAGCTTCAACACAAAAACAAGATGGTATAGCAGTTTACATTGATACAGAATCAGCAGTATCTCAAGAGTTCTTGAGGGCTATTGGTGTAGATACAAGTAAAATGTTATATGTTCATTTGGAAACTGTTGAAGAAATATTTGATACTATTGAAACAATTGTTACAAAAATAAGAGAATCTGATAAAGATAAGTTAGTTACAATTCTTGTTGATAGTTTAGCAGCTGCTTCTACAAAAGTAGAAATGGATGCTGACTTTGATAAAGATGGTTGGGCTACCGCGAAAGCAATTATCATAAGTAAAGCTATGAGAAAGATTACTCAAATGATTGCAAGACAAAATGTGGCACTTGTTTTCACAAATCAATTACGACAAAAGTTAGGTGTAATGTTTGGAGACCCATGGACCACAAGTGGTGGTAAGGCTTTACCATTCCATTCATCAACTCGTGTTAGATTCAAAAATATAGGACAAATCAAAGATGGTAATAAGAATACTATAGGTATTAAGATAAAAGGGCAAGTGATTAAGAATCGTCTTGGTCCTCCAATGAGAACTGCAGAGTTTCCATTATTTTTTGATACTGGTATTGACGACTTTGGTAGTTGGTTGACTGTAATGAAAGAACACAAACTTATTAAAATAGGTGGTGCTTGGTATACATTACAACATACTGACCTTGAAACTGGTGAATTAATTAAAGAATATAAATTCTTATCTAAAGATTTTGAAAAACTTATGTTAGAAAATTCAGAATTAAAAGATTATTGTTACGGATTAATCTGTGATGCTTGTATTCTTAAATATGATTCTAAAGAACTTGGTATTGATGATGTTAGTGAAACTGAAGAGGTAGTGGATGAACTCTAAAATTGATTTAAATGAAAAATTTATATCTTTTTTAGAACAAACCAAAGGTGAAAAACCAAAATCAGTTCAACACCTAAATGATAGAGTATTAATTGTGGATGGCTTGAATACATTTATTCGAGCCTTCGCAGTTAATCCTGCGTTAAACGAAGACGGATTACATATTGGTGGGATGATGGGATTTCTAAAGTCGCTAAGATATACTTCAGATATTCTAAAACCATCAAGAGTAATCGTTGTCTTTGATGGTAAGAATGGTAGTGGTAGAAGACAAAAGATATATCCTGAATACAAGGGAACTCGTAAAGTTAAACGAAGACTTAATCGTAATGTAGATTGGGGAACAGCTCCACAAGATGAAGAACAATCTATGAGACAACAGATGGGTAGGTTAGTTGAGTACCTTGAACAATTACCTTTAACTTTAATATGTGTAGATGGTATTGAAGCTGATGATACAATGGCTTATATATCACAACAACTATTACCAAAAAGTGATATAATGTTAATGTCAACAGATAAAGACTTTTTACAATTGGTAGATGATAGGGTTAAAGTTTGGTCTCCAACAAAAAAGAAACTTTATACCAAAGAAAAAGTATTTGAAGAATATGGGATACATTCACAGAATATGTTAACCTATAGAATATTAGATGGTGATAAGTCAGATAATATAGGGGGAATTAAAGGTGCTGGGCTCAAGACTGTGAAAAAATTCCTCCCAGAAATTTTAGAGGAGAAGAAATTTACTGCGAAAGATTTATTGGATTTTACAGAAAAATCAGATGGTAAAATAAAGTTCTTGGAAAATATAAAAAAAAGTAGTAACTTAATAAAACGAAATTATTTATTAATGCAATTACAAAATGTAGACATACCAAATCATACGAAGATGAAAATTCAAGGTGCTGTAAATGGTAAAGTTCCACAATTGATTAAGTATAAATTTCAAACAATGTTTTTAAAGGATAAATTAACAAATGCAATTCCTAATCTTGATAGTTGGATTATGGAATTTACAAGATTAGATAGATTTAGAGGATTAAATGGCTGATAAGTTAACAGATTTTGGACATACATTTCAAGTAAAGTCAATTGCTAGTTTAATGACTAATCAAACTTTTCTTG